CCGTCTGCGGTGGCTCGACTCTCCGAGATGGCGATTGTGTGGGCCGGGTGGGATGACTGACCTCGGGCACGACCTGCGCGCCATGTCGGCGACTGATGACAACGATGCGCCGAGGGGCGCGAGGAGGCAGAGTGATTCCGCTGGACACCATCGAGCCGGGCGCGGTCCCGGCCTACGTCACTATCGAGGCCGCCGGGTCGTGCGGCGGGGGCGCGCAACTCGCGGCCGTGCTCGGCGTGCGCGCTGCCACCGTGAGCCGGTGGGCGAACGGCCACACGCGCCCCAACGTGCGCCACATGCGGACCCTGTGCTCGCTCGCAGGGGTGTGTGTCGTCGAGGCGCGTCGGCGCTGGAAGGAGGCGCGGGCATGAGCCTCGCAGACACCGTCGCCGCAGCAGACCCGCTCGGCCCGACCGCAGTCGTCATTGCCTCGTCATCGCTCGCCCCGGAGGCGCTGCGCGGCAAGCCGCAGGACGCGCTGCTCGTCCTGATGACCGGGCGCGAACTCGGCATCGGCCCGATGCAGGCGCTGCGCATGGTCACCGTCATCCGTGGGCGCGTTACCCTCTCGGCCGACGCGACCATCGCGCTTGTTCGCCGCTCTGACCAGTGCGTCGAGTGGCGGATGGTCGAGTCGACCGCAGAGCGTGCGACCTACTCCACGACCCGCCGCGGCGATGCGTCGCCGACCGTGCTCACGTGGACGATGGAGCAAGCCCGTGTCGCCGGACTCGTGCGCGGCGGCGGGCAGTGGCAGACCTACCCCGAGGCGATGCTGCGGGCCCGGTGTGCCGCAGCTCTTGCGCGCATCGTGTATCCCGACCTGGTCGCCGGGGTGTACGACCCCGACGAGCTCGCCGGCACCGACGCGCCCGCTCCGGCCTCGCGACCTGCGCCGACTGCGCCCCCTGCGCCCGAGTCTGCCGACGAGCGACGCGACGCCACGGCGCGCATCCTCGCACACGGCGACGACGCTGCGGAGTACATCGAGGAGATGCTCCAGCGCACCGGCCTCGACCTCGGCACGGCACCGCTCGGGCGTGTCGTGGGCGCGGCGTCCTACCTCGACACGCAGCGCGGGGCCGATGACCTCGCGGCGTGGCGGGCGAAGCGGGAGGCCGCGCTCAATGCGCCGGTCGAGTATCCGGGGGAGGGGGATCATGAGTAAGGCACGGGCCGAGCGAATGCTTGCGCGCGCCGAGTCGCTGATGTCGGCGCGGGTGTGCCTGCGGGCAGCGGAGGCGGCGCTGCGGCACGGGCTCGAGGACTACGCCGTGGCCGAGGCGAAGGGGCCGTGCTTCGTGGTTCGCATCCTCGACCGCGTCACGTCGAGCATCGCCGAGGCGTCGGCCGAGCTGGTAGACCTGCGCGCTGCACTCCTCGACGAGATGGGGCAGGGGGCCGACCATGAGTGACCGATGGGACCTGCCCTCCCTCATCATCGGCGCTGCGCTCGGTGCCGTCGCAGTCGGGGCGCTCGCGCTGCGCTCGGGCGAGTCGATGGCGCAGGAGTCGGCGCGCATCGTGGCCGCGTGCGCTGCGCAGTGCGAGGCCGCAGACCTCGACGCGCGTGCCGAGTGCGCTGCGTCGCATGACGCTACGGAGGCCGCGACGGTGGCGCACGCTGCGGCCCTGACGGAGCTGGCGACCAGGTGCGTGCTGTCGCTCCCTGCGTCTGAGCGGCTACGCGAGGCGAAAGTGCGGCGCGAGCCGGTCATCGACGTGTGGCACGAGCCGGATATGGATGGCCCCGATGCCGAGTGAGTATGACGAGGCCCGCGCGCTCGTGCGGGCGATGCAGGCCGAGAGGCTTGAACGGGCGCAGGCTGAGGTCGAGCGGCTCCGCGCAGAGGTGCGGCGGCTGCTCGAGGAGAGAGACGATGCGCGGCAGTCCGTGGTGGACCTGACCGCGCACATCAGCGAGACGATGCGCCGAGGGGCGCGAGGAGATGACGATGCAGACGCAGATGAAGGCTGAGGTTCTGATGGTGGACCCGGGGCTCGCCGCGCAGTGGCTGGCGAAGAACTGCCCGGTCAATCGGCCTGTTCAGATTGCAGTGGTTCGGCGGTACGCCGAGGCGATGCGGCTCGGCGAGTGGCGGGTCTCGCACCAGGGCGTGGCGTTCAACGTCCGCGGCGACCTCATCGATGGGCAGCACCGGCTGCACGCAGTCGTCGCGGCGCAGGTCGCTGTGCCGATGATGGTCACGTTCGGCGCCCCGGATGAATCGTTCGAAGTGCTCGACGGCGGCCTCAAGCGCAGCCTCGCCGACCAACTCACGCTCAACAGCACCGCTCTGTCGTGGCTGCACATGTGCCTCGAAATCGCAAGCGGCCAAGGTCAGGTGGCGCAAAACCGAGCGCTCCTCAAGGAAGGCTCTGGCACTGCGCTCTACGCGACGGCCATGGCAATCATGGATGCAAACGGAAAGCGGACGCGCATGGTCATGACGGCTTCGCCTGTCGGCGCTGCCGCCGTCGTCTCCGTGCTGCACGGAGAATCGTTTGAATTCGTCGTCTGGCAGAGACGAGTCCTCATGGCCCGCGATGAGGCCAACGAAAGCAACTGCGCGCGCGCATTTCGCCACTGGGTGCAGGACAAAGGCAAGAGGGCGCCGCGCTCTGAGGTGTTCACCCGCGCCCTGCGCGTGTTCGACATGGACCACCGAGGGGTCTCGAAAATCACGCTTAGGGAGGGGTGGCAAGAGCGAGTGCGGTGGAGTGTGCGGGACGTGGTCAACAAGGCATACGGTCGGGAGGTGTTCTGATGGCATCGGTCAACAAGGTGATCCTCATTGGCAATCTCGGGGCTGACCCGGAGGTGCGGTACACGCAGGGCGGTGAGCCCGTGTGCGAGCTGCGCCTCGCGACGTCGGAGCAGTGGACCGACAAGGGCGGCGCGAAGCAGGAGCGGACCGAGTGGCACGCCGTGAGCGTGTGGGGCAAGACCGCGGAGCTCTGCGGGCAGTACCTGGCGAAAGGCCGGTCGGTCTACGTCGAGGGCTCGCTGCGGACCCGGGAGTACACCGACAAGGAGGGGGTGAACCGCAAGGCGTGGGAGGTGCGCGCGGACAAGGTCACGTTCTTGGGCGGGGGCGAGGAGCGGACGCAGCGCGGCAGCGCGTCGGGCGGCACAGGCAGCGGGGGCAGTGGGGCGTGGCGCGGCGGGCCGTCGCAGGGCGGCAGCGGGCGCGACTCACAGAAGGGAGGCTTCGATGACGACCCCATCCCGTTCTGACGCACTCGCGGCCTACGTCGCAGCATCGGAGCGCCACATCGTCGCCTGTGCCCAAGTGCAGCGCCTGCGTAATCTGCTGTACCACGCGGAGCGCGCCATGGAGCGAGCTGAGACGGAGGCAGATATCGCCCGCAACAAGTGGGAGGCTGAGGTGCTCGATGACCTCGGAGAGGAGCCACCACGTGACGACCTACCCTGACGCCCGCGTGTGGTCCGTCCTCGACGCCGTGCACATCGACGGACCCCGCACGCTCGTCACCCTCGAGCGGCCGCAGCGACCCGGCGAGGTGCGCATCCTCTCGCGCGGGGCGTGGCACATGACCCTGACCCACGGCGAGGGGCTCGGCCTCGACGCCTACGCCGGGCGGGTGCGCATCGTGCGCTCTGGTCCGCTCGACGGGCACGAGGTCGCGCTCGTCGAGGTGCCGGGCATGGTCGACGTGCGGCGTAGCGATTCGTTGCGGGTCACTGTCGCGCGGCTGTAATCGTTGCGGCGCCACGGTCTCCGCGAAAAGTGTCAAAAAGCGCAAGTCGGCTATTGACCGGCCCGATGGGCTGTGCGATGGTCTGTTCACCGAGCCGCAGTGGCGCGGTGATGAAGCGCCGAGGGGCGCGAGGAGAGACAAGATGAGCGGACCGTTCAGTAAGGAATTGAGCCTCGCCGAGTTTGCCCATTTCTCGGAGATGACGCTCGAGCAGTGGGGGCTTGACGGGTTTTCCGGACAGGCCGTGATTGTGTTCCGGGATGGTTGCGCAGTCGCCATCGACGCGCAGGGCAACACGGTCTTTCACTCGGCCGCAGGCAGCAAGAAGATGAAGCAGGCCGTTCTCCGCGCGTTCTTCGCGGTGGGCGCATGACACACAACCCCAAGTCTCCGGATTGGTGCGAGGTCGTGCTGCCGTTCGCCGACGCCGCGCGCCTCGAGCGGTATGCGGCCCTCGACCTGGGCGCGATTCCGGTGCGCACGTGGCGAGACCTGCGCGTCCGGTGGCTCGACGCCGCAGGGCAGGCTGCCTACCGCGCCAGCCCGCCGCAGTACGTCGCAGCGCGGGCCGTCGATTCGCTGCTCTGGTTGGCAATCTTCGATGCTCGAGCAGTGGTGCTCATCATCGAGACGGTCTGGCAATCGTGTGGACGGGATGCCGCGGCGCAGCTCGCCGCAGTGATGGTCGACGCCATCGTGGCAGAACTCGACGACATGGCGAAGGCGAACGCCATGCGTCAGATGATTTGGGGGCGCCCGTGAGCACCACATCGGACAACGAACGCCCCGAGCGCCGCGCCGAGTATGCCTACGAGCACGGGCCGGAGTGGGTCGCCTTCGAGCGCGAACTCGCCGCGTTGCGCCGGGGCGGCATGGTCGGCGACCCGCCCGCGATGCCCGACCCGCTGACCGCGGGGCGCTCGACGCAGGGCGGGGTCGTGACGCCGTGCATGGTCCGGGCGCGGCAGGTCGACGTGCGCGGGGCTGTACTCGCGGCGCCGCTGATGACGCCGCTGTCGCAGCTCGGGGCCGTGCACTGGCGCCACCTGGGCGCGACCGTCACGACCGGGGACTCCGGGTTCGGCATCGCGGCCGACGCCGACATCCTCGCCGGGCGCATGGTCGACGCGCTCTGGCGCGCGCTCGGCCTGCCGATGGGCGTCACCGGCCACGCGCAGCTCCGGGGCGCCGAGGCGGAGCGGCTCATGCTTGCCATCGCGCCGCTGGTCGAGGACGCTGCACAGCTCATCATGCCCGCGCTGATGACCGCCGACATGGCGGCAATCGAGCGGGGCGAGTAGGCGCCGAGTGCAGTCCTGTTGGGAGTGCGACGCCGCTCCTCCCCTGCACGACCATCACGTGGTCCCGCGCAGCAGGGGTGGCACAAGAACCGTCCCGCTCTGCGAGCCCTGCCACGGTAAGGTGCACGACAAGGATATGGCCATCTCGGCCATGATTCGCGAGGCTCACGCGCGCATCAGGAAGCATGGAGGCGTGCCACCTGGCCACCCTCCGCTTGGCTATAGCAAAACCTCTGGCGCGTTGACCATTGACCCAGCAGAGCGCGCATTGTTGTTCAGGATGCGCCAGCTTCGCGCATCTGGACTAAGCATCCGGAAGATCGCTGCGGCGCTGAGTGGTGAGGGCTTTCGGTCGCGCACCGGCGGCCCGATTCATTCGACCACCGTCGCTCGTGCGCTGCGAGCCGAGTCAGAGCAACTGATCTTCCCGCTCTGACGCTGGTTGCAACTTGCGTTGCAACTTGCGTTGCAAGTCGTCGGCGAACGTGCTCATCTACACCTCGGCGCAGGAGGCGCCCACGATGCTCGACCTGAACCGATTTCATGCTGAGGGCATGACGATTGCCGACCTCGCCCGCATCGCGCGGGTGGACTTCTCTACCGCGTGGCGATGGGTCGCAAAGGGCACGCGCCCCGGCACGCGAAACGCGCAGATGCGCCTCCGACGTCGCGGCCTGTGGCGCGAGGCTGCACCGGAGTCGGCACCTGGCACGGTCGCGCCGTGAGTTGGGTGCGCATCGACTGCGACGTACCGATGGACGGGCGTCTCTGCGCGTCCGGTCACGCGTGGGCGTGGCCTGCCGTCGTCGCTCGAGCGAAGGCCGGCGACGGGCGAATCAAGATGCGGGAGTGCACTGCGCGAATCATGGCCTACCTGTGGGGACCGTCGATGGAGCTGTGGGAGATGGCGCTCTCGCACTTCATCGACGCGGGCCTTCTCGTCGAGGACGGCGACGCCTACGTCGTGGCCGGGTGGGATGAGTACCAGCGCGACAACACGGGCGCCGAGCGGCAGCGCAAGCACCGGGCGTCACGCCGAGTCACGCCGAGTCACGCCGAGTCACGTGACGTAACGCCGAGTAACGGCGACGTCACGTTACGTCACGTGACGTCGCGTGACGGTCACGCCTACAGTACAGGACATACAGTACAGGACATACAGGACATACAAGTCGCCGCTGAAGCGGCTCCCCCGCGCGCCCGCGCGCACGAGGCAGCGGCGGCGGCGGCGCCACCTCCTGACGGACTCGCGGCGGCTCTCGAGCGATGGCGCCTCGCTCTGCGTGGGAGGTCCGGAGCAGCACCGCTCGTCGTGGGCAGCCTCGACGCCGAGGCCATCATGGCGGCAGTGACTGAGCGGGGTGCCGAGTACGTGACCAGGTGCATCGACCGGGCGGCAGAGGTCGCGGGCGGCGGCGGGCCGTCCTTGGCCCTCCTGGGCCGCATCGTGGCCGAGGGCATACACGACAGCACCCGACCTGCCCGCGCGCCTTCCGGGGGCCGCAGCGCCCCGGCCCGGGGTAAGTCTGTCAACGCTGCGTGGGCGACCGTGCAGGAATCCAGCGAGGAGGGGGAGAGATGGTGAGCATTGACCCGGGACAGCTCGACGCGCTGCTCTCGATTCTCGTGGCGCCCGATTCGCGCGCCATCCTGACGAACCGCCCGACGCGCGACCGCGACGAGGGGTGTGCTCGGCGGCGAGCTCGTGACGCGCTGCTCGACCTGGTCGCGGGGCGGAAACTGACCGAGGGCGAGCGACTCGATGCGATTCGGCGGGCGTGCGGACGGTTGACACCTGCGCCGGGGCGTGCGACATGAGCACAGCGGCCGAGGGGCCGCGAGGTGCTACGCAGCGCAGCCGGCTGGCCGCTCCTCCCGCTTCGGCGGTGGTCGGTCGGTCCCTACACCGATGCCCCGGCGGTGGCGATACCGGGGCACTTCATCGCGGTCGAGGGGCCGCAGGAGATTGACGATGGCTAACTGCCCAGAGTGTGGTCGACCATGGATCGAGTTGTCGCGAGACGCAGACGGCGACAGCGCGACGCGCATCGTTGCGGCGCACGACTGCGCAGGCGTGGTCGAGGTCGCAACGTGGATGCGCTGCGGCGGCGTGTGGTGGATGACGTCGGATGTCGTCGACGATCTGACGCAGCTCGTAATCTGGCGTCACGGCGACGAGCGGTTCCAGGCGCCTCCGCCGGGTCCACCGACGATGGTGGTGCGCGCCGTGGCTGACGGGCCGATTCGGGCGGGGCAGATGGTCGGCGTGGTCGGGTGGCAGCCGAACGCACGGCGCGTCAAGCCGGGAGACGTGTGATGCGTGACCTCACTGACCTGCTCGGCGACTTCGACGGGGGCGATGGCGACGACACGCCGCGCCCCCCGCTGACCTGGTCCGACGTCGTGCAGGTCGAGCGCGACGGGGCGTGCGCGTGGGATGCACCTCGATGCGGTGCGTGCGCCGGGGTCGAGTCGGTCGACGGCGTGCGGTGCCCGTGCGCGGGGATTGTGGCGCGCGCTCGTCGTCTCACGCTGGCCCGCATCCCGTGGGCGAAGGTGAGGCGCGCGCACATCGAGGGAATCAAGCCTCCTGAGCGTGCACGAGCGTCGGCAGAGTGGGTCGAGAAGTTCACGCCGGGCTGTCGTGGGCTCCGGTTTGGCGGGACTACCGGCACGGGCAAGACGTATCGAGCGTGCGCGATAGTGCGCAGACTGTGCGAGCGCGGGGTCTCTGCGAGGTTCGTCCACTGGCCGCAGTGGGTCAGAGACTACAAGGCCGCGATGGGTCGAGACATCGACCAGCACGGCATGAGGGCGCGCATCTTCTCGCCTGAGGTCGTGGTCATCGATGACCTTGGACGCGAGCGGCTGACCGAGTACGTCGAGGAGTTGATCGATGAGATGGTCGGCGGCAGGCTGGACAGCGGCAAGACCATCATCCTCACGGGCAACATGAGCGACGATGCGGTGCACGAGTACGTCGGCGACCGACTCTGGTCTCGGCTCCGGGCTGCGACCGAGGCGTGTGTGATGCTTGGCGAGGACCGTCGCATTCGAGGGAGCGCAGGAGGCTGGGATGAGTGACATCCTCGGGCGTGCGCTGCGGCGCATCGCCATCGAGTGGCAGCGGCGCGAGGTGAGCGCGGCACGGCGTGCGCTCGCGGAGTCGGCGCAGGAGGCGCGCGATGCGGAGACGCAGGCCGACGAGTCGGCGCGTCTGGCGCAGGTCGACGCGATGCGGGTGCGCGTGGCGCGGGCGATGGAAGCGCACTGCGCGTCGATGCTGCACGAGGCAGAGGCAGACCTCGACGCGATGCGGAGGGACGCATGAGCGCCTCGAAGTCATCGACCGGGCGAACCTCTCGCGCTCTCGGCCTCGCGTGGCAGGCGCAGCTCGACGCGTACCACGCGCATCTGCGGGTCACGCGGGCCGGGCTCATGGTCCAGGTGCCGACCGAGGCGCTCGTCATGGGCGCGACGCGGAAGGACGGGCGCGGGCGCACCACGTTCGCAGCGGCATGGGCAGCGCGGGCGAGCGTGGACTACGTCGGGAGCATCGTGCGGGACGCAGCGCCCGAGGCCGTGTACCTCGAGGCCAAGGTGTGCACGACCGAGCGGTGGCGCTTTGCCGAGGCCCTTGGCGCGGCGCAGAACGGGCCGCAGTGGTCGACGCTCGCGACGGCTGACGCCATGTGCGCGCACGCGCTCGTGGCGCTGTGGTGGGCGCCCGAAGGCCGAGCGCCGACCGCGTGGCTGTGGGAGTGGGCGACGCTCGCCGAGCTGCGCGAGCGTGGCGTGGCGAGCGTGACTGAGGCCGAGTGCGCGGCATGGGCGCAGATGATGGTCGGTGCGGCGTGGGTGCCGTCGATGGGAGGTGTGGCATGAGGGGCGAGGGTCTCGACGTTCGGGTCATCTACCGGCCCACGATGCAGCAGCGCGACTGGATAGCCGACCGGCAGGAGTCGACAGCGTCGCGGCGTCGCGGCGTGCGCATGTGGAGCGGGGCGCAGGTCGTGCGCGAGGAGGTCGCCGAGGCGCTCCGGGCACTCGGGTATATCGTTCCGCATCTTCGCGCGCACCGTCATTCAGTCGCAGCGCTGCTGCGGAGCATGGATGTGGCACAGACTCGGTTTAGCCGAGTGCACGAGCCTGCCGGGCGTCTCGACCTGCACGTCACACACGCGATGGGGTTGGCGTTGACCGCTGCGAACCTGCGCGACGACGAGTGCACGATGCAGGCGACACTCTCCACGCTCCTCGACTCGCGCCGAGACGCGCCCGTCGCGCCGTCTCTCGCGGAGGCTGACGGCGTCGCGCACAGCGCCTCATCGACTGAGCCCAAGCACCTACGCAAGCGCACGTCGGACCCGGTGGACTACGTCGCGCGCCACCTGACGCTCTGCCGGGAGCGCGCCGCCCGTGACGCGTGGCTGATGCGCGGAGGGCGCGGCAAGGCGCCTCCGTCCACGGTCGATGACCACCTCGGGCGCGCGGTGCACCGGGGCGATGCGAGGCTCATCGCGCTCGACGGCATCCAGTGGGAGCGGCGCAGGGCGCCCGGGGAATGATTGCCTACGCATCACGCACTGGGACTCGGCGCAATCTCGACATGCTGCGCCGATACGATTGGCGGCTGCTCGTTTCCGCTGCGGGCGCTCTGCGTAACGAGGGGTTCGGCTATGCATTGGACAATGGCGCATGGTCTGCATTCACCCAGGGCCGCGCGTTTGACGAGCCGCTTTTTTTGCGTGCGCTCAGCCTCATGGGGGCGCGCGCAGACTGGACGGTCATCCCGGACATCGTGGCTGGCGGGCACGCGTCGCTCGAGCTTTCGCTGCGGTGGATGAGGCGCGTGCTCGACGAGTCGCCATGCGGGATGCTGGCAGTGCAAAACGGGATGACCGTCGCCGACGTGCGGCCCTTTGTAGGCGCGCGCGTCGGCGTGTTTGTTGGGGGTGACACGCGGTGGAAAATGGAGACCCTGGGCGAATGGTGCCGACTTGGCCGAGAGGCTGGAGCTGTGGTGCATGTGGGCCGCGTCAACAGCGCAAAGCGTATCAGCGCCTGCGTAGTGGCCGGTGCGACGAGCTTCGACGGCACAAGCGCAACGAGGTTTGCCGTAACCGTTCGGCCGCTCGATGCCGCTCGTCGGCAGATGGCGTTGGGGTTGTGAGCGCAGCGCAGGGCGGGTGATTCCGCCGCCGCCGTGTGGTACGATCCCCACATGAGCGACGCGACAGAACGCCTGAGCCTCAACTATGCGGCGTGGGAGCTGATGGACCGTCGCAGCGGTCCCGGGCTCCACGGTCGACGATGGCTGCGTGCCGGGTCTCGCGCACGGTATCAGCGCCTCGTCACCGGCACCGTGCAGCGCATCCGCGACGAGGTCGGGGGCGCGGTGCGCATCGTCTCGGGCGAGCGGGCGTTCTCCAAGACCGCGAAGTCGAGCAGGCACGTGCCGCCCGAGGACCGAGCCGACCCTCGCGAGCGTAGCGACGACGCTGCGGCGGACCTCGCGACGGCGTTCCTTCCGGCGCTCGAGCTGGCGTGCCTCGCGCTGCGGCTCATGGGTCAGGGCGTCATTCCTGCCGGCGGCGTTGGGGTCTACCCGGACTTCGCGCACGTCGACAATCGAGGCACCGTCAAGTTCTGGCGCGGGCCGGGCGTCTCAGATGCAGATTACGCGCGGGTCACCGCTGCGGCGCAGGTCGCCCGGCAGGCAATCCGCACACGAATGGAGGTCGGGGCATGAGCATTCGTCTCTGGTGGTTGGTCGCGCTCCTCGCGTGTAACGGCGGGCTGATGAGCCGCGCGCAGGCGCAGGACTCGCAGGGTGTGTACGGCACGCGGTACGGGTGCGTCGTGGTCGCCGCTGCCACGGGGTCGTGGGGCGAACTCACGAGCGACGACCTCTACGACCCGGCGACGGGCACCGCGCTCGCGGCGGGGCTGTATCTTCAGGAGGTCTCGGTGGTGTCGCGCGAGACGGCAGGCACCGGCGACAACGCGGTCCTATGTATGGGCGCCTCGGCGGGCTGCGGCGCGACGACTCACGCGCCGCGCATCGTGGCGGGTGGCGCCCGGGTGTGGTCGACGCGTGGCCTGGTCGCGGGCGGCGTGACGGCGCAGGCCGTGTCTCTGCGCTCGACGGGCGCAGGGACTGCGGACCTCGAGGTGTGCGGCACGTATCGGACGCAGCCATGAGCAGAGCCACGCTCCACATCCTCGGCGGGCTTCTCCTCGGGCTGACGTTCACGGTCGGGCTCCCGCTCGCCATCGGCGCGGGGTCGAGCATCACGCTCCCGAGCGGCGGCGTCGCGTCGGAGTCGGACCCCATCGCGGAGCCCATCGCTACGGCGGCATCGACGGCGGCCTCGACCGCGTCGAGCTCGGCGACATCGGCGGCGGCTGCTGCATCGACGGCATCATCGAGCGCTGCGGCGGCGAGCACTGCGGCGGCGTCCGCGTCGCCTCACATCACGACCCTGACCACGCCCGGGGCGGGCACGTACACCGTGCCATCGGGCGGATGTGACCTGCTGCACTATGTCGCGATTGGCGGCGGTGGTGGTGGCGGAAGCGCGCGCAATGGCGCCGCCGCATCGACACGCAGCGGCGGGGGCGGTGGCGGCGGCGGCGCCTACTCGACCGGCGTGATTCGCGGCTCTGACCTCGGCGCGAGTGTGGCCTATGTGGTCGGCACGGGCGGCCCTGGCGGCCCTGCGCAGGCCAGCGCAAATACCAACGGGACGGCAGGCACGACAGGCACAGCTACCACGCTCGGCTCATTTGCTCACGCGGGCGGCGGCACGGGCGGCTCTGCGGGCACAGGCGCATCAGGCGCAGGCGGCGCAGGCGGTGTCGGGCAGTCGAGCGGCGCGACGGGGGGCAATGGCGGCGGCGCCGGTGCTCCGCAGTCGGGCAATGCGAGCAGCGACGCCACGGGCGGCGCGGGCTCTGGCGGCGGCGGCGGCATGGTGTCGGCAGGAAATACACAGAACCCCGGCGCGGCAGGCGGCGCGGGCGCGACATGGGTCACTGCTACGCCCCCGGCTGCGGGCACCCTGGGCACTGCGGGGGGCAATGCAGGCGGCGCAGGTGGCTCTGTCACTACAGGCGCCATTGCCCCGGGCGCGGGCGGCGGGGGTGGGGGCGCCTCGAGTAGCGGCGCTGGTGGCGCTGGTGGCGCTGGTGGCGGTTACGGCGGCGGCGGCGGCGGCGGTGCTGGAAGCACTGCGGCGACAGGTGGCGCGGGTGGCGCGGGTGCAGATGGCGCGCTCGTGCTGACGTGCTACCGATGAACGGAGCCAACATGCGGCGTCTCATCTTCGCGGGCCTCGCGGCCGCGCTCCTCATCTCCTGCGGCTCGGCAACGGCGCCGTCAGTCGAGCGTCAAGTGTGGGTCTGCTCCACGCCCATCGCCTCGGTCCCGGTCGCGGTGCCGTCGCTGACGGGCCTCCCGGTGCGGCTCGTGGCCTTGCGCGCGACGCTCGAGGCTGACGGCCTGCGGGTCGACGTGGGGTGCTCGCGGCAGGTCGCCGAGACGCCCGACGCGGCACTCCCGGTCGTGGCGCCGAGCTCGGCGCCTGACGCGGTACTACCGGCGGCCGAGGACGCGCCCCCGGGGCTCGCGCCGTGAACCTCGGCCTGCGGGGATACCGCACGCTACTCGCGGGCGTCGTGGGTATGGGCCTCATCGCCGCACTCGCCATCCATGCGGGCGGGTCGGTAGAGGGCGCCATCGCACAGATTGCCGGCATCGTCGCCATCCTCGCGGGGCGGTCGATGTCGCAGCGTGACAGCGGGCCGGGCGCCTGATGCCGCTGGTGCCTCGTCGCCGGCGCAGGCCGACGCGCATCGAGCGCGCGGGCTGGTTCGGCGCGTGCGCCGTGCTGCCTCCGCAGACGCACGGGTGGGCATGGGCGGCGCAGTGCGTCGAGCGTCCTCGCGTCTCGGTCTGCCCGCCCGTGTTCGGGCCGTCGTGCGCCCGTGGATAGTGCGCCCATCGTCGCCGTGGTGCTCGGCATCGTAGGCGCGACCGTGACGCTCGGCGGCATCCTGTGGCGCATGGCCTCGGCGATGGAGAGGACCAGATTGATGGTCGAGCGGCTGACAGCCGACTTCGTCCGAATCGATGCGTCAGTGGCACGCATCGACGGCGAGCGGGTCTCGCAGCGGGTATGCTCTGAGCGAATGCACGGCCTACGACGCGACCTCACGCAGCAGTCGATGATCCATCACCTGGGCGGGGTTCCTCCCGCCCCGGGTACACAGGGAGACGGATGACCATGCCGATGACCGTCGTCATCTATGGCGAGACCGAGGCACCCCGCGCGCTGCTCATCGCGGCGGCGCGCGCTCTCGGCGCAGACGTGACCATCGCGCTCTCGACGACGCTCGATGTGCTCCGGCTGCTCGACGTGCAGCCGCCCCCGACGCTGCTCCTCGTCGCCGAGGACACGGGCGAGGGGATGAGCGTCGCCGAGGATGACCCGACGCGACTACTCCACGACCACGTGTTGCGAGCTGCGCGGGACCGGGGCATCCCGGCTGTGCTCCTCGGGCGGTGGACCATCACAGGCCCGGTCGGTGGGGCGCCGGTGGTGCACGACTGGGGCGCAGCGCATCGGGCGAGCGTCATCCTCGAGGTGGCGCGGGTTGCGCGTGAGCAGATGGCGGCGTGGCCTGCGGGTCCGCAGCGGGTGGCGGTGTGAGCGCGCGCAAGCCTCGACTGCCGCCCAAGACGCACGACACGGGCGCGCCGACCAAGTGCACGCCGGAGACGATGGACATTCTCTGCGCGGCCATGGAATCGCTCGGGTTTGTGGGCGCGGCGTGTGCTCGCGCGGGCGTGGCGCGGTCCACGGTCGACGAGTGGGCGCTGCGCGGCAAGGCCGGAGAGGAACCGTTCGCGACGTTCGCGGACCGATGGGCGCAGGCGCGCGCGCGCGCAAATGCCACGCTCCTCGAGCAGGTTCGCGGCGCATCGGCCGGGGGTGATTGGAAGGCGGCAGCGTGGCTCCTCGAGCGCGCCCACCCTGACGAATACCCGCGCGAGCCATCGGTCACCGTCACGACCCACGTCCATCAGGGCGTCGAGACGGCGCCTCTCCTCGAGCGCATCGCAGCACGTACCGCCCCGGAGCGTTCGGGCTCGGCATGACCACGCCGCGCATCGCGGACCTTGACCCGCTGCCGTGGCAGGCCGACATGCTCGCCGCGGGCCTCTCGGGTCACTGGCCCGGCGACATCGCGGCAATCCGCGGCGGGCTCGGGTCGGGCAAGAGCCTCGCACTCTGCGCGCTCGCGTGCCTCATCGCGGAGCACCGCCCCGGCGCTACCGTGGTCGTGGGCATGGATACGCATCGGCGCCTCCGCGACGTGCACCTCCCGCATCTCCACGGCCTGCTCTCGGGCTCGACGGTGGCGCATCAGATAAGCGAGCAGGCTTTCGCGTGGCCGAGCGGGTCGCGGCTCATCCTCGCGCACCTCGACACACCGGCAGGCGCGGGGCTCGGGCAGTCGCCCATCGAGGGCGTCAACGCGCACGCCGTGCTCATCGACGAGTGCCAGACGCTGCGGCCCGACGTGCTCGACGTGGCGCGCTCCCGAGCTCGCGTGCCGATGACGCAGGGCGGGCACGTCCGCGCGCCTATCGTGCTCACGTGCGGCATCCCCGTGGAGCCTGCGTGGTGGGTCGAGCGGACGCGCGAGGTCGGCGGGGCGGTGTACCTCCCGGTGAGCGCCGACAACGTGGCGCACCTCGGGCCGGGGTGGCTCGACCGCATGCGCGAGACGTTGGGCGAGCGGGACTTTTCCGCGCTCGCCGAGAACCGCCCACTACCGCCATCGGGGTCCGTGTTCCGGTCGTGGCAACCGGAGCGCTGCGTCGTCGACCTGGTCCCGGAGTGGGGTACGATGCGGTGCCTGCTGGCGATGGACTTCGGGCTGAGGCACCCTGCGGCTCTCGCCCTCGCCGAGGTCGGGCGTAACCGCTGGTGCGTCGTGCGGGAGTGGGCGCCCGATGACGAGGCGCTGCCGGACCTGCTCGCGCGTCTCGCGGCCGACTGCGTGCCTCGACGCCATTGGACCCCCGGCGACCGGCGCATCCCGCTCGACATGGTCGTCGTAGACCCGGCAGGCGCGGCGCGGTCGGCGCAGACCGGGGCGTCTGACCTCGACCTGGTCCGCGCGGCGCATCCGCAGGGGCTCGGGATGGTGCCCATCATCGAGCGCGACCCGGCGCGGCGTGACATCGTGAGCGGGTGCACACGCGTGGACCTCGCCCTCGAGCGCGGTGCGCTGACCGTGGCGCGGCAGATGTACGAGGCCGGGCTGCGCGCTCCGGCAGGGCGGCGCACTCTTGCCCGCGCGTTGTCGGGGTATCGATGGGACGCGAGGCAACCGGGGCGCCCCGCGAAGGACGGGACGCACGACCACCACGCCGACGCGCTGCGGTACGCGGTGCGCCACGTGCTCTGGTCGCCGCCCGGTCCTCCGACGACGGCGCCAGCTCCGCCGCAGCAGGGGCGGGGGCGATACGAGGCGCCGGGGTCATGGCACGAGTAGGCGTTGCGAGGTGGCCGGGCGCGTGCTACTCGTGACGGTGCGGCGAGGGCCGCAGGAGGTGCGAGATGGAAGGAATCAAGGTCGCGGACCTGAGGCCGGGTGATGTGTTGTATCGGGCGTGGCACGACCCGGCGCCGTGCATTCAGCGAGTTGTCGTGGTTCGCCTCCGGGGTTCCGGTTCTGTGCGCCTGCGGGGCGAAAACGACTACGAGTGGTGGTCGTCTGCGGAATCCATGGCGAAATTGGGCCTTGCGTCCACGCCCGAGGGCGCGGCTCGCGCGGAGTTACACCTCGCGCTGCTCGTGGTCCGTGAACTGGAAGATCGGATGGATACGGCCCGCGCAGTGCTCGCCGATGCTGAAGCGCTGCTCGCATCGACGCTCGCCACGGCGGAGTCTGCGCGATGACCCGCGCCATCCTCGCAACCCTCGCCCTCGCCTCGTGCTCCGCGCAGTGGCAGTCCTCGGCGCGCGCGATGAGCGTGTCGCAGATGCCGTGCACGGAGCAGCAGGTCGAGGTCCGCGAGGTGGAGATGCACTATGCCTCGTGGACGTGGGACGCGCGGTGCAAGGGCGTCGACTATCACTGCACGTCGGCGGGGTTCGAGACGACGTGCCGCACGGTCGAGGCGCTCGCCGAGTAGCCTGACGCACCGTGCGTGCATCGACTGACGCCGTGTGGTAGTCTGCGCACATGCCGCAGGCTGTCCGCGTATCCGGTTACGTCGCGCCCGAGGCCGTACCAGGTCGGGGCATCGGCGCGCACTCGCTCGCTGCGCAGGATGGCGAGCACGCGCGACGGTTCGCCGTGCTGTCGGAGCGCATCCGGGCGTACAGCGTCGCCGAGCGGTGCGCGCCCGTGCGGGTCGGCTGGCAGGCGCTGTCGGGCCTCGCGACGTCGGCTACGTGGGATGTGTCGCCGGTGGCAGACTCGCCCGCGTCGGAGGCCGCAGCGGCGGTCGTGCGGCGCGTGCTCGGCCTCGGCGGGGCAAGCTCCCCGGTCATCGAGTGGGAGGGGCGCATCATCGCGCTGCCCTCGTGGGAGTCGCGGCTTCGTGACCTGCTGCGCGGCGCGCTGATGGGGTTCTCGCTCGCCGAGATGGTGGCGTATCCCTACGAGGGCACGACCTACGTCGACCTCGAGCCGCGCGACCAGTCGAGCGTTCGCCAGTGGGTGTACGACCGTGACGGGCGCGTGGTCGCCGTCGACCAGTGGCGACGCGAGCCGGTCGGGCTGTCGAGCATGGTCTCGGTGCGGCTCCCTTACGAGCGGCTCGTGCACCTGGTCTATCCCTCGCCGGCTGCGGGCGTCGAGGGCCTCGGAATCATGCGGCACATCGAGCCGCTCGCGACGGACTACACGGCCACGATGCGTCTGCGCGCGGTCGCGATGCAGCGGACCGCGGTGCCTGTGCCCACCATCAGCATCGACGAGGAGGCCCTCGGGCGCTCGGCTCGCAGCGATGGCGGACCGCCCGATGTGTCGTCCATCGAGTCGGCGCGCACCGCGCTCCTCGACATCGCCCGCAAGTGGTCATCGCACGAGGAGGCCGCGCTGGTCATGCCCTCGTGGGCGACGCTCGCGTGGGAGGGGCGCCCCGACTCGGCTGCGCCTCTCTCGGGTGTGGTCGCCGACCTCGAGCGGCAGATACTTCAAGCCTGCTACGTGCAGCACCTCGCGATGGGGTCGGCGTCCTCGTCGGGCTCGTACTCCACGGCGCAGGTACACGCGGACCTCGCGGCGCAGCTCGCGGGCGACCTGTGCCAATGGGTCGCCGAGGGGCTCGCGCCCTACGTTCGCACCATCGTCGCCCTCAACATCGGTCCGCTCCCCCTCGCCGAGTTGCCGCGCCTGACCTACGCGGGCATCCGCTCGCCGCTCTGGGTCGAGCACATCCCGGATGTCGTCTCTCTCCTCGCGTCGGGCGCGCTGACGCCGTCGCCTGACGACGAGCGCACCATCCGCGCGGCCCTCGAGCTTGCGCCGCCATCGTCTGCCGCCGATGGGCGCAGCGAGCGCGCGCGGGTCGCGGGCACGGTCGCCATGACGCCGCCTCCGGGCGCGCTGCCGGGCGGTCTCTGATGGCGCTCACGACTGCCGAACTGACGCCGCCCGAGGCAGTGAAGGACGCCGCGCGCCGAGGTGTCGAGCTGCACGAGGCCGGGCGCTCTGGCGACGGAATCAAGCCCGAGACGGTGCGCCGAGCGAACAGCATCGCGGACGGTGAGCCGCAGTCCGAGCAGTGGGCGACCGTCGAGGCTCCTGCCTGGTTCGCTCGGCACGCTGACGACTTCGAGCGCGGGGTCGATGACCAGGTCGGCGAGGAGACGCCCGGATTCGTGGCGTGGCTCCTGTGGGGCGGCGACCCCGGGCGGCGATGGGTCGAGCGGCTCAAGGAGACCGACATGCAACGAGACGAGAACACGGGCGCATCGATGGCGCCGGCAGAGCTGGCGGTCCTCGCAGGGCATGCGCGGGCGCTCTCGGCGCCTCGACCTGCGCGCGTGCTGCCCGATGGCGCGGTCGGCTCGATGCACCTCGAGGGCGGACTCTATCCCTACGATTACGGCGCTGCTCGGCACGAGACCGACAAGGCGATGTCCGAGCGACACCCGGTGCTCATCATCCACGTCGACTCGCCCGGGGGCTACGTCTCCGGCGTCGTCGAGACGCGCCGTGCCATCGCACGAGCGCAGGCCGCGGGCGTCTACGTCGTCGCCTATGTCTACGGCACGGCGGCCTCTGCGGCGCTGTGGGTCATCTCGGGTGCCGATGAGATTGTCGCCTCGCCGACTGCGCAGGTCGGCGGCGTGGGCGTGGTCGTGACGCTCTACGTGGAGGACGCCGAGCACGTGGTCGAGGTGGTCTCGACGCAGACGCCAAGCAAGCGCGCGTCCATCGACGACGGCGACTACCTCGCGGCGCTCCAGCGCCGGGTCGACGCGCTCGCCGAGGTCATGCTCGACGACATTGCGCGCGGTCGTGGCGTGAGCCGTGAGGCGCTCGGCGATGGGTCGGTCTACTCGGCGCAGGACGCTGTCGAGCGCGGCCTCGTGGACCGCATCGCGACCGACGCTGATGACTGGATGTTCATGGGCGGCAACATGCCGCTCGGCTACCCGCGCGCTGTCCGGACCGCCCCGGCGCTCGCGTCTCTCGATGGCGGTACGGAGGCGCTCGTGACCGAGCAGGAAGCCGCGGCGATGACCGCGCGGAATGAGGAGCTCGCCCGCGAGGTCGAGCGCCTGAAGGGTGCGTTGTCGGCAGATGCCGAGCGCGCCAATGCCGCGGAGCTCGCGCTCCGCACGCGGGACGCGGAGGCCATCGTCGATGGTGCCATCCGCGAGACCCGCATCCCGCAGGCGTCGCGTGCGTCGTGGGTCGAGCGGGCCGTCCGCATCGGCCTCGACGACGTGCGCGCGATGCTCTCCGACATGGTGCCGCAGGCGCAGGTCGGGGCCGCGACGGGGCACGGCGGCAGCGCCGAGGTCCAGAAGCCGCAGAACCCGCGCGATGCCGAGGTGGCGCGCGCGAATGACATGCTCGCGCAGTTCCGGGGAGGTGTGAAGTGAGCCAGCCCATCGTCGTCTCCTGCATCCTCACGGCGGCCGTCACGCGCGGTCGGTTCGTGCGCATCAACTCGGCCTCGGGCGGCCTCCCGGTCGCCACGCAGTCCACGGATGGAACGCTCGCCACGGGTCACCACAACGTGGGCGTTGCGCTCACGTCGGGCGTCTCGGGCGACATCATCGACGTGCAGATTGCGGGGCTCTGCCACGTCGTCACGGCGGGGGCGAGCCTGACCCTCGGCCAATTGGTCACGCCGAACGCCACCGGCAAGGCCAAGGCGGCTGCAAGCGGGGATGTCGCGCGCGGCATTCTCATCACGGGCAAGGACTCGGATGCGAGCACTGCCGACACTGAGGACTGCGTGGTGCTGCTCGGCATCTACGCGTCCGTGATTTAATAGGAGGCTGACATGAGCGCATCGACTCTGGCGCAGCTCGCGCCCGTCTCCCCGGTTCTGTCCTCGCTCGCCATTGGCGCGGCGCAGAGCATGGCCGGACTCGTTTTCCCCAAGCTGCCGCAGGTCCGGGTCGCCCCGACTGCGTCGCGCGGGACCATCTTCGTCGAGGCCAGCAGCGGCATGCTCGGGTCCGTGCAGGTCGCCACGACCGCGCTCGGGGCCGACTACCCGCGGCGCTCGCTCGGCGCCCCGGCGACCGTGACCTACGCGTGCGACGAGCTCAAGATTGCGTCGGAGATCATCCCGCGCAAGCTCTCGCAGCGGTCGCAGTTCCCGGTCGCCCTCGAGGAGCGCGAGGCCGCTGCCATCGGCCGCAAGCTCGCCCTCGACATCGAGGCCCGTGCGGCGGCTCTGATGTTCGGGACGGGCAACTGGCCCGACGACACGCTCGCCAACATCACGGGCGCGGGCGCGCAGTGGGGCACCATCGCCACGGCGACCCCGCTCATCGACATGCAGCTGACCAAGGTGCTGGTTCGGGAGAGTGCCTACGGGCGCGACGCCGACACGGTCATCCTCGGCCGGCAGTGCGCCGACGCGTTCGCCCGCTCGCTGCACTCCAGCGGCGTGCGGGTCGTGACCTCGGGCGCGGCTGCGGTGACGCGGGTGGTGGCCAATGACCAGTACCTCATCGACCTGGTGCGCGGCGAGCTGGGTCTGACGCTGCTCATCGGCGGCGCTCGTCGCCAGACCTCGGTCGACGGCGCCACGCACGCGGCGGGGTACATCTGGGGAAAGTCGATGTGGGTCGGCTGTCTCGAGGGCGCCGATGCGGTCGCCAACGAGTCGGGCGACATCATGGCCCGGGCGACCGGCGCGCTGATGGTCATCGAGGACGGGCTCTCCGGCGAGGGCGTGAGCATGGACGGCATCGCGCTGCCCATGACCGTGCGCTCGGTCGAGACCATGCCCCCGCAGGCGGTCGGCACCATCGTCGCGGCCGAAGCCTATGTCGACGAGGTCGTGCTCGACACGAACATGGGCTATCTCGTGACCGCGGTCGTGGCCTGATGCGCGCGCGCCTCATGCACGCGTGCCCGAAGCTCGGGTACTACTCGGCGCCGGTCGACGTGGACCTCTCGCAGGCCGACGTCGACCGGGTGATCGCGTGGTGGGGCGCGGGGTCCATCGTGCTCCTCGACGAGCCCGCGCCCGTCGAGGAGCACGATGCCGTCGAGCCCGAGGCCGTCGAGGCGCCCAAGCGCAAGCCTCGCCGCTGACGCATGGCACTGCCCGCAGCGATACGGGCGGCTCTGCGTCGGCGGCAGGCCGACATCGACGACGTAGGGCAGCGGACAGCCGCTGCTCTCGTCGGACTCCGCGCGACCCTGCGCGAGCGGCTGCTCGAGCTGCTCGACCAGGCCGGTGACGGAGACTGGCGCGCGGGCATCATCGCGGTCCAGCTCGACGAGGTCGCGGCGGCAGTCGCCGAGCTCACGGGCGAGGTACAGGACGCGTGGCTCGACGGCCTCGAGGCGGTCGAGCGCGCGACGCCTGCGCATCTTCGCTCCCTCGGCCTCGACCCGAGCGAGGTCATCGACGTCGAAGCGTTGACCGCGGTCATCGATGCCGCGAAGCGTGACGCGCGGGACGCCTTCCGGGGCGCGTCGCTCGCGGTCGCGACGGACCTCATGCCTTTGCTCCGCGAGGGCTACCGCCTCGAGAGCCTGACCGAGCTGTCCGAGCGCATCGCCAAGCGCCTCGAAATCTCGACGGAGAAGGCCGCGACCGAGGCGCGCACGCAGACGGCGGTCTACGCGCGGGCCGTGGCAGGGGCCTACGCCGACGAGCTGCCGGGCATCCTCGGGTATGCCTACGGAGGCCCCGAGGACGGGCTTACGCGCCCGTTTTGCGAGGCGCTCGTGGGGCTGTGGGTATCGCGCGAGCTGGCCCCGAAGCTCGACAACGGCGTCAACGGCCTGCCGCATCCGCTCGACAGCGGCGGCGGGTACAACTGCCGGCACTCGTGGCTCGCGGTGCCGCTCTCGACGGCGCTGCGGTGGGGATACCGCGAGGCGACCGAGGCTGACGTCACGGCGGCGAATCGCGCGGCGGTGTAGGGCGTCGACCTCGCGCGCGGTGTGTGGTAGGCTCGCACCATGGCCGCGCGCAAACTCAACACGGGGCAGGCGCATCGGTTCCGGTGGTGGCCGCCGGATGGCGTCATCGCGTCGTCGCCGACCCTCACGGTCACATGGCCGACGGGCGCGACGACGTACACGCTGGCGCTTGCGCGCGAGCCTGACACCGTCTCCTCCATCTCGACCGACCGGCGCACTCTGACCGTGACGTGGGGCGCATCCGGTGCTCCCGTGACCCTCGCGTCTCCCGACTCCCCGGCAGCGGCGATGCTCTACGGCATCGGCACCGTCGAGGCGTCGGTGCGCGTGGTGCGACAGGTCACGACCGGCGCGCTGTCGGGTACGGTCGAACTTGCCGAGCCCCTGCCGCATCCTGTCACCGTCTCGGCCTCGACGCTCACGCTGCACTGGCACGAGCGGTCGGTGGTCATCGCGTCCGGTGACGTGGGCACGACGCCGACCCGCAACGTGCGGTGGTCGGTCGACTACACGGCGGCCACGCAGGGCATCACCGTCGACTACAGGCGCGACCGCGACGTCCTGCACATTGTCGCGATGGCGTTCGGCACCGGGCTCTCTGACGCTGACGTGCTCGCGGCGTTCCCCGACCTGCGCTCTCGCCCGATGGGGCAGGGCTCGTGGCGGGCGCAGCGCGACGCAGCGCTCGACGACCTCGTGCTCCTCGTGCGGTCTCGCATCGCGCCCCGCGTCGAGGACGTGCTCCCGGGCTCGCAGTTCTCGCGCGCACATGCCTACCTCACGGCGGCCGCCATCGTCGATGGCACCTCGAGCGCCGGGGCTGACCGCTCCGACCTCGCGGCGTATTACCGGGCGCGGGCTGTCGAGAGCATCGACCAGGTGCTCGCGCTGGTCGACTGGGCCGACCTCGACGGCGACGGCGTGGTGGACACGGGCGAGACCGCAATCGGTGCCGCAACGGGGCGCGCAACGGCCGGCATCGGCAGCACGTTCACGAACTCGGCGGTCATCCTCTACGACACGGACGCGGCGCCCTACGAGGTCACGCGGACCCGCGTCACGGACGACCGCTGATGGCTGTCGGCGCCCGAGTCGACCTCTCGCGCTGGCCCACGCGCGTCGTCACGACCGAGGCCATGCGCGCCATCGGGCAGGCGGTCGCGACGCAGATGGCGCAGCGCACATTCCGCGAGGGGCGCGGGCTCAATGACCGGGCGCACGCGGCGTATTCGACCGAGCGCGTGGTGGTCTACTTCCGGAGCGAGATTGCGCGGCGGCTCAAGCCCAAGGGCGGCGCCCCGTGGCATGCTCGACGAGGCCCGCAGCGCGGGGTCGACGGGCGCAAAGGTGCCATCATCGGACGCGAGTACGCGGGCGGGTACGCCGAGTACAAGCGCGCATCTCGGAAGGGCGTGGGCTCGGGCGGTGTGCTCGTCGACCTGACGGCATCGGGACAGCTCGCGCGGTCGCTCGACGTGACGGCGGTCCTGCGCACTCGATGCGTCGTCACGGTGCGCGGCGCTGCGGTGACCTACGCCGAGGGGACGAACGCCAAGCGGCCATGGTTCGGGCTCTCGCCGAAGGACCGCGGGCAGGTCGATCAGACCATCGGCGAACTTCTCACGGCGCTTGTCGAGGAGCAGCGCAAGTGAGCATCACGACCCTGCGCGATGCGCTCTACACGACCATCGCGGGCCTCACGCCGACCGGCGTGCAGTCGTGTCCATGGACGCGCGCGCGTGGCATCCGCTCGGAGCAGGACGTGGCGCTCGAATTCCCCGGCCTGCCGACGCGCTCGGTGTGGCTCGACATCGGCCCGCCCATCGACACGGGGCTCCTCATCTCCTCGACGCTCGACGAGGTGCGGCACGACATCACGCTCCACGTTGTCTATCGAGACTCCGACCTCGCGTGGTCTGACGACGGCGACCTGGCCCGGCTCGTGACCTACGAGGACGCGGTCCAACTCGTCGAGGCCCTGCGGCCGGCGTCGGTGTGGAGCGCGGACGCGAGCAATCTCGAGGTCTATCCAGATACCGCCATTGTCGAGCTTGACGACGGCGACGGACGAATCATCGGGCGCGTGCTGCGCGTCCGCATCACGGCAGAGGTGACAGCATGAGCGCAGGGCTTTTGGCGGGTCAGGAGCTGGCCCTCGCGGTCGAATCGTCGTTCGGCTCGCCGAGCGCGACGGACTACACCACGGTGGACGTCAGCGGCTTGTCGTACAGCCGCATCAACTGCATTCGCGCGCCCATCGCCGAGCTGGTCGGACAGGGCGCGGTGCCGCTCTACGAGGAGCCGCTGGTCTCGACGTCGGGCGCGGGGCAGCCTCCCGAGGTCGACGCGCCCTACTCGCCGAGCGACTCGCTCCCGGTCGGCATCTCGCGCGGCGACCTGCCGGTCTCGGTGCCCTTCCGGCTGCCGGGCTCGACGGCGTTCGCGAGCACGGCGATGGGGCAGATGGTCGCCTCGTCGCTCGGCCTGCTCGGGACCGCGGCGAACAGCTTCCAGACCGTCACCGGGTCGGTTTCGACCACGGTGTACGGGGTTGCAGTTGGGGAGATCGGCGAAGTCAATCCCGGCGACGTGGTCGCGTGGAGCAACGCAGTCGGCGCGATGGAGTTCGCCTGCGTGACGTCGGTCAACACGGGGACGAATCGCGTAACGGTGCACCCCGCATTCAGCGCGGCGCCGCAGGTCGGCAACCTGGTGCGCAAGTGCTCCGTGGCCTATCCGGTCATCGGGGCCCGGGGCGCCACCTCGCTTTCGTGGCGGTATCGGGACGCGGAGCGCGGCATCGTCGTCACCGGGTCGCGGCTGCGCGAACTCGCCATCGGGTTCGGCGGGGCGAGCAACTCCACGGCCGAGGCGCGGATGCGGTTCTCCGGCCCGTTCCGCGGTGACATCGCGGGCGCGACCCCGAGCGCGGGCTCGGCAGTCGGCGCCGGCGTCACGGCGCGACGCTACGGCTCGGTCATCTCGGGCGCTCTGAGCGGCTCGGCTCCCGAGGCCGGCGCACGGACCGTGTTCGGCGTGCAGAGTTGGGAGGCGACCATCACCATCGACACTGAGCCGGTCGGCTCGGCGACGACGTCGGTGCTCCAGCGGACCGACGAGGAAATCACGCGCGTTCTCGTCGAGGCCCGCATCACGTTCGCCGACACGCAGCGCTCGGCGCTGATGGCCCGCCTGCGCGGTCAGACGCGGTCGACATGGGTGCTCCCGTTGCAAGGCACGGCGGCCACGGGCGCGGCGCTCATCATCCCGGGCGGCTACCTCGCCGACCTCGACCCGGACACCATCGAGGAGGGGCGCAGCTTCTCCACGGTCACCATCCGCGGCGGCTCGGCCGACATCGCCGACACCACGGGGACGCCGACCGCGGCCAAGGGCGCGTGGTGCTTCTTGGCCGTGGTGTCCTGATGGCCCTCGCGGTCTCGACCTCGGCGCTCGTCTCGACGCGGTTCGTCCTCGCCACGGACCCGGCGTTGTCGGGCCTGCCGCTCGCCGACCTGCGCCACTACTACGCGACCCGCGACCCTGCCGGGCTCGACATCCCGGCGGATGCCTCGTGGGTCACGGCGCGCCCGATGGACCGGCGGACCGTCGCGCTCATCGAAGGCCGCACCGGGGCGCACACGGCGCAGGGCGAGGACCGCGAGCTCATACACGCCGAGGCGATCATCGCGGCCTGCGTCGAGAGCATCAGCGACTTGCCGCACCTCGTGCGCGGGCCGGACGGATACCCCGTCGCGGCGCTGTGGGAAGCCCTCGCGGCGCACGCGTCGGCGGGGCTCATCGTGCGCGAGATTGCGTGGCATATCGAGGCGGTGTCCTCGCTCCCAAAAGCGCCCGCGCCGTCCTCGCCCTCGCCGCGTGGCGAGGCTCCTGTCAACGGCAAGGCCGCAGCCACCACGCCTGCGACGGATGCGACGGCACCGGCGGTGAGTGGGACAGCGACGAGCGGGACGGGCTGACGTGGCTCGTAGAGCCCATCATTCAGCGCGACGACCTCGCGAGCCTGGTGTGCCCGACCTGCGAGGCCGGGGCGCCGTGGGCGCGCGTCATCATCGACGCGTATCAGTGGCTCAAGATGGGCGGGCGCATCGAGGACGTGGCACCGGACCCGACCTGCGCGGTGGTCGACGGTGTGCTCGTGCTGATGCGCGAAGTGCAGGCGGCCGAGGCGTGGGAGACCGACGCGGTGCGGCAGGACGCAGCGGCAAGGCGGTGACCTGATGGCGCTCGCATTCCCCGTCACGGTCACAGGCGCAGAGGTCGCCGAGCGTGCACTCGGGCGCGTCGGCGATGCCGCTGTGCAGGCCGAGCGGCGCACGCAGTCGGCAGGGCGCGGGGTCGCATCCTTTGCCTCGCAGACGGAGAAGCTCGACAAGGTGGTCGACGCCGTCGAGAAGCCGATGCGCGCCCTCAACGGCGCCCTCGATATCGCATCGGTGGCGCTTGGCGTCGGGCTCGCGGGTCCGCTTGGGGTCGTGATTGGGCAGTTCGGCGACCTCGTCAAGGCCGCCTACGCCGCCATTGAGGTCACGGCGCCATACGAGCGCGCGACCAACGACGCAGCGACCGCGGCGACCGCGCTGGCAGCGGCGGAGGCCGAGGCCGCGAAGCAAATCCGCACACGGACCGAGGCGCAGAAGGCGGCCGGGCAGTCGGCGGTCTCGCGCGCAGTCGGCACCATCGGCGCAGGGCTCGACGCTGCGACCCTCGACCGCATCCTCCTTGCTGGGCAGCGCCTTGAGGCCGTCACGCAGCAGCGGGCGGCGCTCATCGCGGGGCTCCAGCCTGGTCGCACGACTGCGGCGCAGGTCGCGGAGCTCGATGCGCTGACCCGCTCGCTCGACTCGGCACAAGCGGAGCTGCGCGCGCTCGGCGCTGACGGCGCGCAGGTCATCACGCAAGCGACCGAGGCCAGCACAAAGGCCAGCACGGCGCGCGTGGCAGCGGTTCGCGCTGAGGTCACATCCCTCGAGGGGATTCGCAAGGCGCTCACAGCCATCGACCCGCTGGTGACGCGCGCAGGCGAGGACGTGCGCACGGCGCGTCTCGTGGCGGGCGTGGAGTCGGGCCGCGTGCCGGTCACGGACGGGCTGTTTCCGTCGTCGCGCTCGACCTCTGACGTGCTCTCGCAGGGCGCGGATGCGTTCGGGCCTGAGCCCGTGGCGCAGATGGTCGCCAAGCTCGGCGAGATACCGCCGCAGGCGACCGCGGCCGAGGCCTCGCTGCTCTCGCTCTCCGCTGCGTCCGCTGACCTCGGCTCGCTCGGCGTGGCCGGGTTGCAGCAGTTCTCCGCAGCGGCCGGGCAGGCGCTCGGCTCGCTCATCATCGGCGGCGACGGCACAAGCAAGAGCCTCAAGCGCATCGCGGGCGAGGTCACGTCATCGCTGGCGATCTCCGCGCTGTCCTACGCGACGTACCTGACCGCCCTGGGCATCGCGGCGAGCCTCTCCGGGGGCTTGCTCGGGCTCTTCGCCGCGCCGCTGTTCACGGCTGCTAAGACCATGGCCGTGACGGGCGTCGCCCTCGGCCTCACGGCTCGCGCTCTCGGCGCAGGCTCGTCGCCCGGCGGAGGTGGCGCGCGTTCGGGTGCGGGTGGCGGTGGCGGTGGTGGCGGCGACCGCGTGGGCTCGCTCTCCTCGGGTCGCCCCGGGGGCGCGCAGCCGGTCATGGTGACCGTCGTGCTCGGCGTCGAGCAGGTGACGTCGGTCCTCGTCGATGGTGCACGGCGCGAGGCTCGCGCGGGTGGTCTCTCTGGCGGTCGATTGGCGGTGGCCTGATGGTCTCAACCTCGCAGTGTCTGACGGGTGCGGCCGCCGGGCATGGATGGCAGTGGGTCGCATGGTCGGTCCGCTCGGGCGCGGGCGCGCGAACGATGCCGGCAGGCTACTGGACGCGCCCGACCGTTGACGGGCTCACGGCCATCCTCGTCTCTGCGCCGCCGCGCAGCATCGCGGGCGCGTAATGGCCCGATACCCCGCACTCCTCGCAGGCTGCGACGTCGCTGCGCTCGCCGGGCTCATCCCGTACACGCGAGGCGCGACGAACATCACGCTCCCCGCTGCGGCGTCGATGTACGACGGCGGGCGATACCCTGACGTGGTCGCGTGGCTCACCGGCTACGGGTCGCAGGCCGGGCGGCATCTCGCCGGCGACATCATCACGGCGTGGGCAGCAGCGGGCGGTGGCACTCTCGCGTGGGAGGCCGACATCACGACTGATGACCGCGTCCGAATCAGGGTGCCCAATGCGAGCCTCGCGGCCTGGTCGCTCGTCGCCACGGCGGGCAACGCCTACGGTATGCCCACGGGCACCACGGCGGCGTCTCTCGTCTCGGGATACCGGCAGGTCGTCGGCACGCTCCCATGGACGCGGGGCAACTGCGACGCGGGCGCCTCGCCGCACTCGCTCACCATCACGGACGGCATCTACACCATCGGCGTGTCGACCATCACGGCGCGCGTGCACTCGGTGCCGACGATGCTCCGCGCCTCGACCACGACCGACGAGGGCGTCTCGCCGCTGACCTCGCTCGAGGACGCCGACAACGACGCGGTCGACAACGCCGCTCGGCGCGTCCGGTGGGGCCTCGACGAGACGGGGCGCGTGTGGACCTCGTACCCGTCGCCGACCATCGACCCGATTGGGTGGCTCGGCACGACGGCGGGGCTCGCGTTCCGGCGCTTGATGGGCTTCACCGGCAGCGAGTCGCCGGTGGTCTCGGGCGGGCGCGCGCTGCTCACGGCGACCTACGTCTGCCCGCTGGTGCTCCCGCTCTCCCGCGGCATGACCCGCTACTCGCAGACCCTGCGCACCTCGGCCGGGCTCGTCGAGCTCTCCAGCGGTCGCGCTCGAGGTCGACACATCGGCCACTGTCGACAGCACGGCGTCGGGTACACCCTGCGCGGGCCGACGCACACGACATCCGACGAGGGGCAGGCGCTCGCAGCGTGCTGGCCCCTGCTCGGGCGCGGGCAGCGCGTCGCCATCTCGCACGACCTCGCCGACCCTCGCCGCTCTCGACTCCTCGCCGACCTCTACGACGGCACGGCGGTCGCGGCGCACTCGACGGCCTACACGACCGAGCATCTGCGCGGGCGCGTGCCTGGTCGCGTCGCAGGGGGCAGCGCGGCGGATGTAGCGTTCGGGCTCGACGGCGCGCGGGTCCGCTCCGATGAGGTCACGCTGCTCGTCGACGAGGACGCCTAAGTGGCGCGCACCATCCCCGGCTCCTATACGGCGGTCGACCCGCAGGCGCTGCTCACGGGCGAGGCGCTCAAGGCATCGACCGTCACGCCGCTCGGAAGCGCGGTCAACTACCTCATGTCACAGGTCGCGCGCGCCACGGTCATCTCGCAGTCGTGGGCGCAGACAGGCGGCGCGTCGGTGTGTCGGCGCACCGCGGGCACGCTCGCCGAGTGCGCGAAGTGGGAGATCCCCCAGCTCGTCGGCGCCACTGCCGTCACCGTGACCCTCATCGCGCGCGTCGCGGCCGGGCCGGTGACCACGCACGCGGTCGAGATTCGCAGCGCCACGGGCGCGGCCACGCTCACCATCGACTCGGCAGACGGGCTCTCGACCTCCCTCGCGGTCTACTCGGGCTCGCTCGCGGTGGGGTTTGCGGCGGGCTACGAGGCCATCACGATGCACCTTGCAGGCGACGCCGCAACGCCCGTCGAGGTGGTCGCGCTCCTCGTGCGGTACCCGGTGCTCTCGAGCCTCCCGACCGGGCGCCTCTCGGACGGTCGCATCGCGGTCGACGACGACGACATCGAGCCCGACAATCCGCTCTCGGCGCGCCTCGGGCACGACCTGCGCGGGTGCATGGCGGCGCTCGCCGGGCTGCCGCGCGTCCACGCCAACGTGAGCGACCTGCGCAACGTCGACACCGCATCGCAGAACGAGCTCGCCCCGTATCGGCACAGCTTCCCCGGCCCTCGCCTGCCCGACGTCGATGACCGCGCGCTTGACCTGACGGTCCGCATCCGCGCCACGTCGGCGGCAGCCGGGCGCATCGTGCTCCGGCATTCCGGCGACGGCGAGCGCGGGCCGGTGACCGAGGTGCAGGTCGGCGCCGGGGCTGCGCGCTCGATGAGTACGGCGACCATCCGCCAGCGCCCGGGGCAGGGCATCGCGCCGGCCTCGCTCGGCATCGACTGGCAGGCGGTCGGCATCGTGCCGCAGCATGACCCGGCGTTCGTCGACCGGCTCCAGACCGATACGAGCACGGTGGACCAGGTGCACGGCGTGCTCGTATGGGGGTGGACGTGACGGTCCCTTACACCGCGCGTCTCATCCTCCCCGCTGCGGCCGAGATGCGCACGGCGCGCACCGTCACGGGCGCCACGCTCGCGGGCCTCGCAGGGGGCGCGAACACGCTCGCAGGGGTCTACGCGCGGCACTGGCAGGTCGTGCACGGGACGCAGGTCGTGGAGACCACGGCAGCGCGGCGGCACGGGTACGTGCACAGCGCGGACGGCGTCAACCAAGCCCTCGACGCGCTCATCACCATCGGCCCTCTCGACTCGGCGCTCCAAGTCGCGGTGCTCACTGCGGCGCAGGAGGCAGGCGGCTCGTCGTCGCCGGTCGTCACGGTGCGACTCGACTCCATCACATCGACCGTCATCGACATCGGCGTGACCTGGTCGCGCGCGCTCGGGACTCTCGCGTGTCGGGAACTCCCCGAGATACGCATGTTCGGCGTGGCAGTACAGCGGCGCATCGTGCCCACGTGGCAGGTCTCGGGCGACGTTCGCCGGCCTGACCTCGCGACCGCGGGCAGCGCAAGCGGACCGCGCGCGCTCGAGTGCAACACGACGGCGGGTGACGTGCGCGGGTCGGTCGCTGTGCTGCGCGTGACCTCGACCTCGTGCCGCATCCTCGCGGTCGCCGTGCTCCCGGTGTGGGGGGTGGCGCTGTGACCGTCGCCGCGCTCGACGTTCTGCGGGGTCGTCAGTGGGCGGTCGTGGTCACCGTCGCCGGGCTCACCGACCGCTACTACTCCGGGCCTCATCCCGACTCGGGCAACATCCCGGGCACGGGCGGCGCGATGACGTACCGCGACGTCGAGGCCGTGCTTTCGCTCGGTCCCGAGTCGTGCAGCGTTGACGAGGTCGACGCCACGGTCGAGCAGTCGCCGGTGTCGGTGCGGCTTCTCGCTCGAGGGGCTGCGCTCTCGCCGCTCCACGCCACGACCACGGCGCGCACCGTGGACCCGCTCTCGACCCTGCGGCGCATCGGGCCCCGGGGCGCGACCTCGAGGACCACGCTCGGCGCCACGCTCATCAGCGCGACCGGGCCGTCCGTAATCACGTGCACGTCGGACATCTCGGCGTGGACGGGGCTCATCCACTGCGGGCTCGAGGCGCTCCACGTCACGGGCGCCGGCACCGGCTCTCCGCTCGACCTCGATGTTGCACGCGGCGTGGCCTACACCCGCATCGCTCGGCACGTGTGGCAGCCCTCGCGCGGGTACCAGCCTGCGGTGACCCGCGAGGTCACGGCGTGGCGTGGTCGCGTGTGCATCGTGCAGGCGGCGCCGGTCGCGAACGGGGTGCGCGTCGGGTCATACGCCGAGGTGTGGCGCGGCGTGCTCGACCGCGAGCCGTCCCTCGCCGCTGACGGGCTGACGCTCGAGCTGCGCATCGCCCCGCTGTCGGCGCTCCTGCGGCAGCGCCTTTCCTCGGGCGCGACGTCTACGACCCTCGTGCGGGGGTGGCACTACATCGTCCCGGGGCAGGGCTCGCGAGTCACGCATGACCAGATCTTCGAGCAGTCAGAGGCGTATCAATCGCAGTATGACGTGTTCGGCGGCGTCGCCGCTGAGGTCGACATCCTGTGCTACCGCGCGCACGAGCGGTTAACCGACATCACGCTTGATCCTGACCATCCTCGCGGCGGGCAAGTCGTGTGCGACACGGGCGGGGCATCGACCACGCACGCGGTCACAGCGCGCGCAGTGGGCGGCATCGGCGGTCGGCTGACGACGGACCTTGCGCCCCCCGCGCCTGCAGGTGGTGCGGCGTTCGGCATGCTGTTCTCGCCCAAGCTCGTCGAGCCCTGCACGCTGGAGCTCGTCGACCCGACTGGCACGGGCGAGCTCGTGCGCTGGCCTGAGCGGGCACTACAGGTCATCGCAGGCACCTACGCTGCGGCCGTGACCTGGAACGATGCGCGCCACGACTGCGACCGATGGCGCATCGCCACCACGCAGGGCCGACTCGGTCGGTGGGCGCGGGTCGAATTGTCGCAAGATGCGTCGGGGTGGCTCTGGCGTGCCGGGCTCATCATCGGCGGAGCTGCGCGCAAGCCTCTCTCGCTGCGATGGGAGCCAGGTGAGCAAGTCTGCGTCGGGGTCGACTTCCGGGCGCCCGACGAGGACCGCAAGCTGGTCGACATCGAGGCGCAGAGTTACGTGGTCCGCCGCGAGCGTGTGTCCGAGGACGTCGATCTGCGCGCGCTCGCCCGCATCCCGTGCCGAGGCCCGGCGCTCGCGTGGTACCAGGGGTCAGAGACTCGGCTCCTTGTCGCCGACGACGTCTACTCTGGCGCAGGGCAGCAGCAGACGCTTCGCCTGAGCGGCGGCGACGAGAATAACGGCACGAGCAACGGCATCGACGTCGGGGTGACGGCATCGAGCGCAGCCAACGACCCTGACACGGGCGACCTCGTCGGCTACCTGCTGACCGTGGCGCACGTCGACAACCCGAACCGGTACATCCTCGACCGCGGGACGCCCATCACGGTCACGCCGCAGGCCCGGTCACAGGGCGTCGACCCGGGTGTCCTCCTGCTGCGACTGCTCCAGTCTGGCGGCGGCGGGCAGGTGCACGGGGCATACGACGTGCTCCCCTACGGCGCAGGTCTCGACTCGGGCGACATGCTCGAGGACTCATTCTCGGCGCTCCCGATGCCCGAGCCCCTGCGCGGCGTCTCGGCCGATGTGTCGGGCTCATCGACCGTCGCCGACGTCATGGGCGGCGTGCTGACCCTCATCGGCGCGGCGGTCGTGCAGCGGTGGGCAGACGGGCGGCAGCGCCTCGTGTGCACCCCCATTGGGCCTGCGCCATCGGCCGACGCGGTCATGGTCATCACGGACGCTGACATCCTCGCGGACGGGCAGTGCGTCTCGACGGTCGACGGGCGGGTCGTGCGCTCGTACCGCATCGAGTCGGACCACGACGCAGCCGGCGAGCCGGGGCGCGTCACGACCTACGTGGACAGCGACGCGGTCGACGCGGCCGGGGGCGACGCGGGCGAGCAGATGACCCTCGACCTGCGCCACATCCGTCTCGACGGCGGGGGCGCAGACGCTGCGGTGCTCTTGCTCCCGGTCATCCAGCACTTGCGACGCAGGGCCGGCGTGCCCCGCGTGCGGTACCAGGTCGCGGTCAGTGCGGACCATCCCGGCGCGCTCGAGGTCGGGGTCGGCGACACGGTCGCGCTGACGTGCGCGTCCGCGGTCGGCATCGACGGCACGCTCGGGCTAACGTCGGAGCCGTGCCGCGTGCTCGGGGTCGAGCGGGATTGGATGGGGGACCGGGTCGGGCTGACGCTCGGCGCTGCTGGCCTCCGACCATCGGGGTGGGCGCCGTCGCTACGGGTCGCGTCGGTGAGCTCGCCGACCGTCGTGGTGGTCGCGGCGAACCAGTACACGAGCACCGTCTGCCCGCGCACGGGCGAGGCGCAGACCGACCTCGGGCGCACATCCCTCGCCTACTTCGCGGTCGGCGACCGGGTGCGGTGCATCCCTGCGGGCGCGTGGGCGAGCGGTGGCGAGGTGACCATCACGGTCATTGCGGGCACGAGCGTGACGTTCGGGGGCGCGCACGGCCTCGCGGCAGGCGACGACATCGACCACGCGGACTACGACGATGCGAGCACGGCAGCCCGGGTCTATGCCTACCTGAGCGACGCGGCGCACACGGTCGGGACTGCGGCGGCACGGGGCCGCGATGTCGGCTAGGGTCGTTGCGCCGCAACTGGTCGCGACAAAAGTGTCAAAAAGCGCAATATGCGCTTGACCTGTGGATTAGGGCGTGCGATGGTCTGTTCACCGAGGCGATGTGCCACGGTGCGAAGCGGCCGAGGGGTCGCGAGGAGATAGAAGATGGGCAACGCGGCAAAGCAGATGAGCGGCTGTGGCAAGTGCGACGCGACCGGGCTGATTCGTGCCTTTGCGCACTACGCGTCCGGCGTTTGCTTCGATTGTGGCGGCACCGGGCGCATCTACCACGACCCCATCTCGGCGGCCACGCTTGCAAACGAAGCAGCCCGCGATGCCCGCGATACCGCAGTGCGCGCACTGGCCGCAAAGATTGGCCTCAGTGCTGACGGCTCATACACTGCGCTCGGTTGCATGGTTCGCGAGTGCGATGTTGAGCGGTACATGTGGCCGGAGATTGCGGTCGTCGGCTCGCGCCACCATCGCCTCGGACCTGCCCGCCGCGCATTCTGGACTGATGTCTCCAGCATCGTCGACGCTGCGATCAATGCCCGCGCCATCGCCCCGTCTGCGGTGGCTCGACTCTCCGAGATGGCGATTGTGTGGGCCGGGTGGGATGACTGACCTCGGGCACGACCTGCGCGCCATGTCGGCGACTGATGACAACGATGCGCCGAGGGGCGCGAGGAGG